CTAGTGAATTCATTAACATGGATTCAGAAATGCTTAAAGCTGTAGTACAAGTTTTAGGCGATAGAGCTAAGGAGATCAAAAATGCCAGTAAACGTAAGCGGCATTAAAGAGATGAAGAAGGCTCTAGGTTTAGTGGACAAAGATTTATTAAAAGAAGTACAGGGCGAGATCCGCGCAGCTATGATCCCTATTAGGGATAAGGCTAGAAGCTACGCACCTGCAGATTCAGCAGTGTTATCAGGCTGGACTAAATCGGCTGGAATTATCGGCCCTATGAGATACCGGACCTTTCCTAAATATAACCGCGAGCAGGTAGTAGAAGGTATTAAATACAGCGCAGGCAGTAATAAGCGTAATAATAAAGGCTGGTCTGCTAGTAGTTATGTATCTAATAGGAGTGCGCCCGGTGCTATTTATGAAACAGCAGGGCGTAAAAATCCAGACGGCGCACAATGGGTAGGCCTTGATGCAGATATTAACAATAGAGAAATCTCGCACTCACTTAATCCGCGAGCAGGCGCACAATTCATAGCAGCTATGCCGGGTCTAGTAAATGCTAGGCCGCAAGGTATGCCTGGTAATAACAGAGGATACAAGCAGAAAGGCCGCTTAATCTTTAGAGCTGCAGCAGAAGGACAGGGTCAGGCTATGGCGCATATATTAAAAGCCTTAGAGAAAACTGTTATTACTTTTCAGAAACGCACAGAGATTAGACGGGCTGCGTAATGGCTAATTTATTTATATCCCTTATATCTACCTTTAACGATAAAGGTTTAAAGAAAGCATCAAAGCAGGTATCTTTATTTGAAAAACAGACTAAATCTCTACAGGCTACTTTTCTTAAAACCTTTAGTGCGCTAGCCCTATTAAATTATAGTAAGAAGGCTATACAGGCTTTCGCAGCAGATGAAGCGGCGGCTAAGGCTTTAGAAACTCAGTTAAAAAATACAGGCTACGCTTTCAGCGCACCGGGTATAGAGAATTATATTGCAGGCTTACAGAATCTATACGGCGTATTAGACGATCAATTAAGGCCAGCCTTCCAGCAGTTATTAACGGCGACAGGCTCAATTACTAAAAGCCAAGATGCTTTAGAGGTTGCATTAAATGTAAGTGCGGCTACAGGTAGATCACTTACCGAAGTGAGCGCGGCGTTAACACGTGGATTTTCAGGCAACACAGCAGGACTTAGCAGGTTAGGTGCAGGCATAAGTAAGGCCACATTAAAAAGTGGCGATATGAATAAAATTATGGCAGAGCTTAATGATAAGTTTACAGGTCAGGCAGCAGCTAGGTTAGATACTTATGCAGGCAAGATGGGCCTTCTTAAAGTCGCTTCTGCCGATGCAGCAGAAACCATAGGTAAAGGCTTATTAGATGCTATAACTGCGTTAGGTAAAAATAACAGCATAAGCGATACGGCTAAACAGATAGACGGACTAGCTACAGCTATATCTAATCTAATCGTAGGACTTGGCGTACTTGGATCTAAGTTATCTGATATTGGAAGCAGTACAGGATTAACTAAGGTATTAAGTTTTCTCTATAAAGGCACACCTTTAGATTTATTAACTAGGGCTGGTGCAGGTGCTAGAACTTCTGAATTACCGGCTAATCAGCAGCGCAGTGCAGGGCGTATATCCGGTCAACAGTTTAAATTAGAAGATAAATTAAATAAGGCTAAGGCTTTAGAACTAAGCACACTATTAAAAAAGAACGCTATAGAAAATAAGAACGTAGAAGAATTGCGTAAGAAATTTGATCTAGAGCGCATAGGTTTAACTGCCGCACTCAACCAAGCAACAGATGAAGAAACTAAGTTACGCTTAAAAGCACAGTTAGCAATTTTAGATAACAACGATGCCCTAGCGAAGAAGTTACTAGCTGAAATGGAAGCAGCCGAAGCACTAAAGAAGCTAGCAGCAGAGGCAGCAGCAGCCGGTAAAGCTCTTACAGAGTTCGCTTTGATTCAGGTTAGATCTTTAATTAGTAGAATTAACGCTCAGATAGAATCTATTAACAAATCATTTGGTATGCCTTCTGCAGCACCTACAGTTAGCGCACCGGGCTTACCTTCACAGCCAGCTAGTTACTTCCAAGATCTAGCAACCCAGTTAGTAGGCTCATCTTTTTATGCTGGTATGAACGTGTCGCAAATTGCAACAGAAAGAGCTAGAGAATCAGGTAATAGATCCTTAGACGTAAACTTACTAGTTAGTTCACCATCGGGCGATAGGTTTGCTCAGATGATGGCCGAGAGTATTCAGCTTGCTAATCGCAGTGGCTATAGCACTTCACCTAATGGTGGCTTACCTTAATGGCGATACCAGTAATAACCGCGCTAATTAACTTTAGCACTGGGCCTAGCTTTGCTCAGACAATGATCTTAGATACAGGCATATTAGACACAAACATATTAGGCGATAGCGCAGCCGTAATCGTAGATGTATCGGATCAAGTAAACCGCATAGAAACTAATCGAGGCCGTACTGCACTATCAGATCAATTTCAAACAGGCGCACTTACGTTGCGAATTGTCGATCAGTCGGGCGACTTCAATCCCCAGAACGTAACGGGGCCTTTTTATAATTTATTAACACCGATGAAAAAAGTGCAGATTAGTGCTACCTATGCAAGTGTTAATTATCCTATCTTTCAGGGATTTATTACTAGCTACGTTACGACTTACCCAGAAGAATCTGGTGAAGATGTAGCTATAACTACAATACAAGCTGTAGATGCTCTGCGACTAGCGCAGGTAGCACAGATCAGCACAGTTACAGGTGCTACTGCTGGAGATTTAAGTGGCACACGTGTTAATTTAATTTTGGACGAAATAGACTGGCCGGCAACTATGCGCGACGTAGATGCAGGGCTAACTACTCTGCAGGCGGATCCCGGCACTAATAGAACAGCACTACAAGCTCTCACTACTGCCTCTATTTCTGAGTATGGTGCGCTCTACGTAGATGCTTCTGGCTCTTTCGTTTTCCAAGATCGCGACGTTACCGCAGGATCTATCGGCGGCACTCCTACAATTTTCGCAGATAATGGCACAGGCATAGATTACTTTAACGCTAGCTGGATTCTTAACGATGTACTTATATTTAATAAAGCCACAATTACTAGGACAGGTGGCACAGCGCAAGTAGCATCAAATCAGGACAGCATAGATAAATACTTTTTACACAGTTACTTTTTAGATAACCTTCTTATGCAAACAGATCCAGTAGCACTTGATTACGCGCAGGCCTATGTCGCAAGCCGAGCTGAGACAAGTATCCGCGTGGATTCTATAGTGCTCGACCTATACACAGATAATTACAATAGCGGCATTATTGCAGCTTTAGACCTAGACTTCTTTGATCCGATTACTGTAATTACTACGCAGCCCGGCGGATCTACCCTAGAGAAAACATTACAGATATTCGGAGTGGCTTACGCGATTACCCCGAATAGCTTTAAAACAGTGTTTACTACCCTAGAACCTGTAATAGACGCGCTGATTTTAAATAACACCATATACGGACAATTGGATTACAATGTCCTCAGTTACTAAGGAGAATAATGGCTAAACAAACCTTTACTACTGGGCAAGTTTTAACGGCAGCCCAGATGACTAGCTTGCAACAGACAGCGATGCTTGGCGGTGCTGCATCAGCTAAGACTGCAAGTTATACATTAGTAGCTGCCGATGCTGGTACAGCCATTTCTATGTCTAATGCAAGTGCAACCACAATAACTGTAAACACTGCTTTGTTTGCAGCAGGAGACACAGTAAATATAACAAATCTTGGTGTAGGAGTTTGCACAATTACAGCAGGCACAGCCACAGTTAATACATCCGCATCATTAGCATTAGCACAATATGAAAGCGGTACATTAGATTTTACTAGCACATCCGCTGCTATATTTATTAAAGGTGCTGCCGGTGCTGCTGCAAGCGGTGGAATGACTTTGTTATCTACAACTGCTTTAAGTGGTGCTTCAGTAACTTTATCATCTATTTCACAGGATTATAAATCATTATATTTAGTAATTTATGGTGTTACAAATGCAACTGCTAATGGTCAGTTTTATGTAAATCCAAATAGTAATACATCTGATAATGCTTGGCAAGCGTTAATTCTTGCCACAGGTGATGGTTCAACTGGCAATTTAAAACTTACTGGTACTAACAGTGTATTAAGAACAAACGCAGATAATGTATGGACAATTACATTTAACAATTATACATCAACAACTAATTACAAAACTTTTTCTTGGAATGCTATGTTTGCTGCTACTGATGGAAATCCTAGACCAATAATCGGTGGCGGTGGATTTCTGAGCAATAGCGCCATAAGTTCCATAAATATACTAAATTCTGGCGGAAATTTATCAACTGGATCAGTTGAATTATATGGAGTGAAATAATGACTAAACCAACAATAAGAATACATAACACTGCAACAGATGAAGTTATTGATCGGGAAATGAACGCGGCTGAATATAAGATTTATGAAGCAGAGCAAGCAATAGAAGCAGCAAATCAAGCCAAAGCTAAAGAAAAGGCAACGGCTAAAGCAGCATTGTTAAGCAAACTTGGTATTACAGAAGAAGAAGCCAAGTTACTTCTCTCATAACAAACCAACAAACTAAGGAGATAAAATGGGTCCAGTATCGTTTAATATAAGTAATCAAACAAAATACGATTTACGCGTACAAGCATCTAATGGCGCAGCAGCATCAGCACCAGCAGGTGGCAACACTAATTTAGGATTTGGATCAGAAGATACTAATATCACTTGTGCTATGCGCTGGTATCAAGATGGAATATGCATCTTACAAGGCTCTGTAGCTTGGTCAGCCGGTGGATCAGGTGCAGATGATGGCTGGACTACTAGCAACATTATCTGTATGAACGGCAATATGAACGGCGTAGGCTTCTCAGGCTGTAACGAAGGTTGGGTAGAATTACAACCTTATAACCTAATGGCTAATGGCGGCGAAGTAAGCGTAACTTATACAAACGCATAAGCTACGAAACCAAGTTATTACGCAGCTAGTGCTTATTTCTCATAACGGCTGGACAGCTTCTAAAGATCCAGCCGAGATAGATGTTAAGAGTTATCTAGTGCCGGGCACGAAGATTAAATTACGCTGCGCTGCAGCCTGCGCGCCTTTACTTATAACCTTCGCGGCAGAGTTTCATGCCCATGTAGAGCCGATAGACGTAGGTGCTTTAGACGACTGGGGTTATGCATTTAGAAATATTAGGGGTAGCGCAGATAAATTAAGTAATCACAGCTCAGGCACAGCTATAGATTTAAACGCGCCAAAGCACCCGTTAGGACAGTCTGGAACATTTAACCCTATGCAGATCGTGTTAATACAGGCTCTATGTAAAAAGTATGGCCTTAGATGGGGTGGCGATTACAAGAATAGAAAAGATGAAATGCACTTTGAAATAGATTTAACGCCAGAGAAAGCCTCTGCGTTAATTACCAAGTTAGGACTAAAACATGAAATATAAGCCTATGTTTTTATCATGGCTTAGAGCTTCTCTAGCTTCGGCTAGTGCGCTCTATATGGCAGGTACTACAGATCCTAAAACTCTGGCGTATGCCCTGCTTTCAGGCTTTATTGGGCCTGCGTTAAAGTGGCTAGATCCGTCAGCTAAAGAGTTTGGCCGTACTAAGTAAATGAACGCCTCGGACTGGGCTGGTATATTCGTGGCAATATGCACGATAACTGTGGCCTATATCAGCTCAATCCGGTGGCTAGTTAAGCATTACCTAGTAGAGCTTAAAGAAAATGGTGGCAGCTCGATCAAAGATACTGTTACTAGGCTTGAAGAAAAGGTAGAGATCCTCTACGAAATGATGCTACACAGAGAGTAATCGCGTGTCGGTCCTTGCCTATTGTCAGTGCAGGGCTTTACCCTTCTAGTATCGGTAACGTCGGGTTATCGGTAGTAAGGGCTAAAATGGAATATATACAATATGCGGTTTATCTAATGCTAGCCGTATGTGTGGCTAGTTACTTCTACTCCATCGGCTACAAAGATGGAAAGCGTGAGGCGCAGTTAACCTCTGCTAAGTGGCGTAAGAAGGTGTCTAGTGATAACTAAGGCACCAGCAGGGCGTTACTGCGACCTTTGCAAGGCTCAATGGGGCAGGGTAAAGGACGACTGGCACCCTAAAGCTAAGGTACAAGCCATAATAATCTGCGTATCTGAAACTCATTTAGGCAAGCAAAATGAGCGAGCCTACTGCGAAGCCCATAGAGAAGAAATCTCTACTATGGCAGATGGGTCAGTCTGGCCTTTAGTCGATCAGATGGATACAGGCCGTAAGTTAAGAGCAGCTAGAGCAGCAGAAAGGGCGGCTCAAAATGTTTAACCTAAATGATTATGAAGGTGCTGCATCAAGAATTAAACGGGTGCACGATAACTACCCTATGAATAGATTTAACATACGAGAGTTAAAGATCGATCATGATAAAGGTTATGTATATGCAGTAACAGAAATCTATCGAGATGCTAGCGACCTTAACCCTGCTGCAGTAGATGTAGCTTATGAGTTTAGGTCTGATCGTGGCGTTAATAAAGATTTCTGGGTGGAAAACTGTGTTACTAGCAGTTACGGCAGGTGCGCTGGGCTAATACTAGGCGTAGATAAACGGCCTACTAAAGAGGATATGGAAAAGGTGCAACGCCTTAGCCAAGAGCCTATAAAGTCTGATTACGCGCCGGGCTCTAAGCCTTTAGTGCCACTAGCTCAACAGTTAGCCGAGATAGCAGAGAGCGTAGGATCTGGTGAAATAGAAAAGGCACCGATCTGTAATCATGGCGTAATGGCTTTAAAGCAAGGATCTAAAAATGGCCGAGATTACTACGGCTATACCTGCGTAATGGGTAAGGCTAGCGGCTGTGATTCTAGCTGGTATAAATTAAATGCCAGTGGTAAATGGGTGCCGCCTGCAAAGCCTGCTTTTACAGTATCGCCTAAGTCTGGTGCAGATGTTGACGATATGTTGCTAGGTAATACCTAATGGGTTACGTAGAAATCATAAGAGATGGCGTAATAGCCCGGCTAGAAGGCGGCGAGTTAAGGTCTGTAACTAGCTCTGCATGGTGCGATAAGTGCAATAGTTTACAAGATCCTATAGGTGGTAAAGGCATAGAAATACTCAACGATACAGATAGGCAGGTAGTCCTATGGATCTGCTCGAAGTGCCGCGCAGTATAAAAGTAATACTAGACCACGCGCAGGAAGTCGAAGCTCATGTAATCGGCTTTCGGCGTATTGTAGAAATTAACGGCCAGCCAGATCATGCCAGCAGAGGCAATAAAGCTATTAGTTACCATGAATATATAGCTGAGTGCTCAGAGGCAGTAGGTGCAGAGATAGCAGTAGCGCAATATCTAGGCATTAAAAACTTTACACCTACTATTAACACTTTTAAAAGTGCGGCCGATATAGGCACTCGCATAGAGGTTAAGTGGACTAAGTACGCAGATGGGCATTTAGTTATACGGCCTACTGATCGTGTAAATGATGTAGCTATATTAGTTACAGGTCGTGGCCCTGTTTACTCCATAGCAGGCTGGATACCTATCATCATGGCGAAAAAGCCTAAGTACCATCATGCAACTTATTACGATCACTGGGTGCCGCAAAATAATCTATTCCCTATAGAAGATCTAAGAAAGAGTATCTATGGACCCGATAACATTTAACTGTAGGCATTGTAAAAAAATAGTTAACGGCAAGATAATTCTAGAGTTTACAGAGTTATTACCACCGGGCCTTAAATGCCTAATGTGTATGAGCTGTGGAATACTT